CTGCACCTGTGTCTATCATTGCTGTCTTTATAGAGCCAGCCTCGATATTACTAAGTTTTATGTTAGCGTACTTCAAATCTGCATCTGTGGCAGAAAGCTTCGTTACTTCTAAATCTCCAACTTTTACACTTGTAGCCTGTAACTCTTTGCTTATATTAACAATTTCTGCTGATACCTCAATGAATTTAGCATTATTGGCAATTACAGTTTCAAGATTAAGCACCTTAGAAGCATCTATATTATCAATTGCATCTCCATCCACAGTTCCATTATCATTGGTTATGTTATCTACAGTATCCGCTGTATTATTATATTTTTGCACATACTCACTAAATGTTAATTTCAAATTTGAAATCTCACAGGTATTATTATCTGGATTTTCCGGATAACACTTCAGCTTAACAATACGCTGTTTTATTCGTGTATGTGTATACCTATCAATTAAAGTTATAACATCACCAATTTCACAAGACTGTCCTAAATCAATTAAATTACAGCTATATGCTATATAAGGCTGTGCAAGTTCATTTAATTTTTCCACAGCATCATCATACAGAGATTGTGCATTAGTATATCTTTCATCTTTCCAAATGTAAGTTTTTTTCTTATTGCTATATGTATAATTCTCAATTATTTTACTTCCAGCAACAGACTCTATAGTTAATCCGTCCTTACCCAGAGGAAGAATTCTTGTATAAAAATCAGTAGAATTAGACTGTATATCAATAGACTTTAAATTTAATTCATCTGTATAGTATATACCTTTATCAACGCCTACTTTATCCTGAAATATAATTTTCTTATTCAAGGAATCTATTTTCATTTCAAGTCTAAAAGTATCAACTATTTTTTTCAATACAAGCCACGCAGATGTATTTGTTAAACGTATTGTCCTCTTCTTTTGTACAGTACATTCACAAACCCATCCAGTACCTGCTAATGCTAAATCAGCTGTGCTAAGTGAAGTTTGTTCAACTGTTTCAAATTTAGTTATAGCCTTTCCTTCTAACTCTTCGATATTAAGACTTGCTGTAATATCATAACCACCATTACTGTTTAGATTTTTCTGTTTAATAACAAATTCATCTGTTTTTGTTATTATGTAGCTTTCTAAATCTAATTCTTCAAATGTTGTTAGATTTAAACTCTTATCACCATACTCGAGCGTTTCTTCAATACACAAATCTTTATATTTAACAAGTGGCGATACAGTACCTTTAGAATTCCTATACCTTAACATACGCCAGCTCCTACATTTATTCCTTAATCATAAAAAGCATTGCTTCAATTTCATAACCATTTAGTAAATCATATTTTTCTGTTTCACACTTTTCAATGTCGTCAAATGGTATTGTTTTAATATCAATTTCCTCTTCGATTTCAAACAGCTCCCTACAACGCTCAATTGCCTCAAGCTCTAAATCATCAGAAGCATATGTATATTTATACTTTGCATTCTTATCATCATTATCATCAATTTCATCCTTATTATCCTCTGATGTTTCTATTTTCTTAAGCAGTGGCTTCCCTTTTTCATCTTTCAAACAGTTCTCAGTAAGTATTTTAATTCTTTGTTTTTCAATATCTTCTCTTTTTTCTGTAAGTATCTTAAGGTTCGCAGCTATCATATAGCTTAATTTTACTGGTAATTTTTTAGCTGCTAACTGTTGTAAACCATTAATATAACTGTCTACATATCCTAATTTAATAATCATATTTATTGTTCTCCTTTTACTTATAATGTGGTCTGTATTGTATCTGTACAATGCAATCTGTACTTAATTTAATAGTATTTATTCCTGGAACAACCTTTGGAAATTCCCATAAATCTGTTTTTTCTAAAATATTAATATCATTCTCTGTTACAACACATTTTTCTGCATCTAATATTAATTTAGAATTTCTATTTATATCTTTTATTGTTATTGCTTCATCTGTAAGTCCTTCAATTGTAAGACTGGCTAAGGCTATACCTGATGTTATTGTTAGTATTGCTGGAGATACACTTGTACCACCACAATTAAAAGATTTCTCTTGTCCTGTAAAATTAATTGTCTGCTGCATTCCCTTTTTGCTGTATGCAGTAAGATTAATTTTATAGCTGTAAAGCCATCTTTTAACTATTTCTTTTTCTTCACTCTTAAAATCAAAGTCATATATAAATTGCATATCATCAAGTTCTAATTCGCCAGAATCAAAATCATTCAGAAGCTTACTCATTGTAATTTCACATTCCTCTTTACTAGAGCCTTTAATTAACATTTCTATACAAATCTCAAAATCTGTGTATTTATTTTTTTTAGTTTTAACCGGAAGTATTCCTGAATCTAACCAGTTTGTGTATGTTGTAACATTGCGCGGCTTAACCGTCTGACTAAGCCACACAACATTTTTATATTTCTTTCGTAAGTCAATATTTGCATTACTGTTATTCACTATCATCTATCAGTCACCAACTTCAATGCAGCCTGATTCATAAAGTAATCAACATCTGCCTTATCCTTAAAATTATAGTTACCATTAAAGTTAATCTGCGTATTGTTGCTTGTTGTCTGGCTGCCCTGTGAACCAGAAGCAACCATTCCGTTTATATTAAGATTCGTGGCCAGTTCTAGTGCTGCATCTGATATAAGATGCTTCTGCTGATTAATCTGTTCTGCCATCCTACCAACAAAATCAGGCATCCATTCCTCATAATCTCTAAGAGGTCCTTCATCCGGACGTGAGAAATGCAGGAAGCTTGTTATCTTCTCTGCAACTGATTTAGCTGCATTAGCAACCGCACCAAGCATAGACCTGATACCATCAATCAGACCACTTATCATATCAGAACCCCACGAGAAAGCTATATCAACCAGATCACCGAATGTATTGTAAAGAAATGAAACCATATTACCAATAACACTTCCTATACCTTCAACGATGCCACCAATTATTTCAAGCAAGCCATGCCATGCTCTGTCCCAGTCTCCAGTAATCACACCCATAACAACATCTATAATTCCCTGTATGGTATGCATAATTCCTTCCACAATACCTTGTATAACACCAAGTACTGAACTAATTGCATTTTTAATAATTGCAAGTGCAGCTTTTATAATTGCTGATATTGTTGATATCCACAATGATATAACGAGCTTAATATATTCACAGAATACAGAAATAGCACCTTTAATAATTTCTAAAGCCGTCATAATCACTGGCTCTATTGTCTCCCAGAATGACTGTATAGCCGTTATCATTCCATTGAAAAATGCTTTCAGATATGATGCTAATTCCGTAAATTTCGTATTAATAAAGTTCCTGAAATCATCACACTTAAAATATAAAGCTGTTATTATAGCTATTACCGCCGTAACAGCAGCTATAACAAGTCCTATCGGTCCTGTAAGTACTGCCAGTGCACCTGACAATCCAGCAACAGCGCCGCTTGTTCCTGTTATTATTCCAATCAATGTCGTTATTATTGGAATAATGGTAGACACAAGACTTATAATTGACGATATTCCAGTTGCTATCTTACCGAATATTATCAGTGCCGGTCCAATCGCCGCCACTACTAATGCTATATTAACTATGAGCTGCTTAGAGCTTTCTGACATTCCATTAAACTGTGATACAACACTCATAATGCCTTGTACTATCTGTAATATACTTGGCATTAAAAGTTCACCCATACTTATAGCAAGCTCCTGAAGCTGGCTTTTAAGTGTTGTAATCTGTCCACTCAGATTATCCTGCATTGTAGCAGCCATATTCTCTGCTGTTCCATCGCAGTTATTAATAGCTCCTGACAATTTTTCTATATCTGAAGGAGCTGCATTCATAAGTGCAAGAAAGCCTGACATAGCCTCCGTGCCAACAAGAGAACTTGCAGCACTTGACTTCTCTGATTCCGACAACTGACCAAACGCTTCACGGCAATCTGATAATATATATGACAGACCTCTCATTGATCCATCTGCATTAGTTGTCGCTATTGTTGCCTTACCTAACTCATTTCCTTCAATCTCAATATCACCAGTTAAGGAAGTCATTATCTTACGAAGTACTGTACCTGCCTGTGAAGCCTTTATACCACTATTGGCCATAAGTCCAATAGCTTCAGCAGTATCTTCTACACTATAGCCTAATGCTCCTGCAATAGGTGCTGCATACTTGAATGTCTCACCCATCATAGACACATTTGTATTGGCATTAGAAGAAGCAGCTGCTAAAATATCTGCAAAATGTCCTGAATCTTCTGCTTTCAATCCAAATGCTGTAAGTGCATCAGTTACTATATCTGACGTTGTTGCCAGGTCTTCCCCTGATGCCGCTGCAAGATTCATTATTCCAGATATACCATCAATCATATCTGATGTTTTCCACCCTGCCATAGCCATATAGCCAAATGCATCACCAGCTTCTGTAGCTGAGAACTTAGTCTGTGACCCCATTTCTCTTGCTTTACTCTTAAGTGCTTCTAAATCCTCACCAGTTGCACCTGATACAGCTGCAACATTGCTCATAGAACTTTCAAAATCAGCAGTCGTTTTTACTGCCGCCGCACCAAGACCTATAATAGCGGCACTTCCCTTAGACATATTACGTCCAATGCTCTGTGCTCCCTCGCCAACCTTTCCAGTAACATCCGCTATACTTGCAAGCTTTGCATTCGCAGACATGCTTTCTTTAGTAAGATTCTTAAGTTCCTGCTCCGTAGCAACAATCTCCCTGCAGAGCGCCTGGTATTGTTCCTGGCTTATCTTGCCCTTCTGTCCTACCTCTGTTGCCGCCTGCTTCTCAGCTTCTTTTAAAGCTGTAAGCTTATTACTCGTTTCTTCTATAGCAGTCTTTAATAGTTTCTGCTTCTGGCTTAACAGCTCAGTATTAGTAGGATCCAGCTTTAATAACTTATTAACATCTTTTAATTCACTTTGGGTTGTCTTTATTGCCGAATTCGTATCTTTTAATGCACTTTGGAGTTTAGTTGTATCTCCTCCAATTTCTACAGTAATTCCTGCTATTCTACTTTTCGCCATAAGCCAACTCCAAAAAGACCGCCTTAATGCTAAACATTAAAAGCGGTCAAAGTCTTCCTGCTGTGCCACAACTGGCCAGTCATAATCATCATTCATTTTTTCTGCATACATATCATGCACAAGCCCTATTGTTACATAATCACAATCTTGAATAGAAAGCCCTATCTGCAGACATCGGTACATAAACAATGGTGTTGTCATTTCCCTGCTAGTTGCTCTAATTTTTTTTTACTTTCTATCGTTGTGAGGTTATCAAGATGCCACAGCTTTAAAATCTCCGGTAAAACCTGATATATAGAAAATGTATCAAACTGCTCAAGCCATTCGTCAGGTTCATTAGGTATATCCGGATCTGCGTGTTTGGCCATAACATAAGCAACATTTTCAAACATTTCAAGATCATCAATCTCAAAGTCTGTTCCATCTTTTTTCGCCTTTTCAGATTGTGCAGCAAGCTTCTGCATATCCTTAAAAATATCTCTCATAAAAAAACGCCTGTACAGTCGTGGGACTGTCGCAGACGCTCTGAATTTAACCTTTTTTCCATCAATATCAATCTCTTTTAGTATCATATCAACCTGCCGCTCCTGTCTTTACTGGAATATAAACAGCATCATACCATTTATTTCGAATTTCATCTGATGTTGATGTTGTCGTCTTAGTCTTAACATTACCATTTGCAAGAGGGGAGGCCTTTATAGACAGCTTTTCTGTCTGTACCTCTTTCTTATCCTCATTTGTTTTTGATGCCATGGATGGGCGGCTTGCCTTACATCTATACAATACATGTTTTACCGCCTTTGCATCCCCGTCAAACTCAAACAATAACGCAAATTCTGCTGATTCTGTGTTGCTATTTTCAACCGACACCTTATTATCATCCAGCTCATTTTTAAGAATATCCGTTTCAAAAGACGGTGGAACTAATGCAATCTCAAGGTCACCTTCATAACCATTATTGGCTGTAGAAGTATAATATATCATTCCATCTGCATAGAATTCTTCTGTATCACCTTTTGCATCAAGTGATAGTTCTACAGCCCCTGGAATAGCCTTAGGCTTGTCATATGTGACTGTTCCTTCTTCATCAATGTTAAGCTTAGCATAATGTACATTCTTAAGATTAAACTTAACTTTATTTTCTTTCTCCATCATTACACCTCCAGTGCATATAATTCTTCAAACATCTTATCTTTTTCTATGTAATATTCCTGCCTGTTATAGAAAAGTCCATATGCATCAAGCAGCTCTTCAAGTGCCGCTTCTATATGTGGACTCTTTTCACTTACATACAGCTCTATATACAGCTTATTTACCTTCTCGTAAACTCTGCCATCTGCTGCCATATTATCAGACTCCGGCATGGAAAATATTACATACGGTGCTGCTGGTACTTCCTCTTCATCAAAACACCAGTATGCATAAGGCAGACCAAGTTCAGCTATCATCTGTTCAACTTCACTAAAACTCAATTACTGTTCTCCTTTATACGTCTTATAGTTCTTATTTCAAGCTCATTAACAGCCCAGTCCTCTGCCGGCTTAATATGTGCAATAGGTTTTGTTCTTCTGCCTGTATCAGTCTTATCCGGCCGTACTATCCTGTGACCATTTTCAAGAAGATGTGTAAGAGAATATTGATGTCCTCCAGCATATACTATCCGGCTTTTTCTGTACGAATTTTCTTCATCAATAGTACTTCTCCAGCTATCCCGGTAAGAACCTGGCTCATATTTTTTCTTTCTGCCATCATGTCTGACAGGTGCTTCTTCCTTAATTCTTTTAACTGTTCCTCTGGCCACACTATCAATATCCATCTTCATATCAGAAGTGACATCATTGGCATACTCGTGCAGAAGACGCATGATTTCACTTGCAAGTGCATCAACCTTTATCGTTTTCGGCACTGGAATCACCTTCCTGCTTTTGTTCAGATACTTGAACATTTTTCTTTTTTATCATCTTATCAGGTTCAATAATTTTCCTGCTTATAAGTACACTTGCAAGTTCATCATCAGATATAGTTATATCATCTCCTTGTGTTGCACCTATATTTTTATACATAAAAGATTTAAGTACCTTCATCCGTTGCTTCCTTTCTGCTAAACTCCGGCATAGCCTTGTTAAGCGTTACATACATAGCCGGAGGAACTGTATCATACTTCTCCTGAACCTGGCTTACTGTATATTGCACATCATTCATAATAACAAGTGTATTATTCGTGTTGATAAAAGGATTAAGCGGCACACTTATAAGCTTGTCTATACCACTGTTCGCTATCTTAGCCTGGTAAAATCTTGTAACACCAACTGTCCTTAATCCGAATCTAAGGTGTGCTTTATGCTGCACAATAACTCTTTTATTCGTAGAATACACATCCAGTTCACCATCGTTAAACAATTCCCTGTTTGCCTGCTTCCCTGTCAGCATAGGCCTTCACCTCCTGTATAAGCTGCAGCCTGTTAATATCCTGTGAATAATTCTTCTGCCAGTCGTCTAATGCTCCTGCAAGAGCATACATAACATAACTGATTAATAACTCTTTTGCTGTATTCTCCTGCTCATAATCGAACTCGCAGCCACATATATCATTAATCCTGTTACAGCCACGCAAGATGATGCCGGATAATTTCTTATCCGCTGCATCATCATTCCATGTCCTGTCTATGTTATTCTTAATATCTCCCAGAAGCTTTTCATTTACCTCATTCATTATGCAGAAGCCTTAGCCTTTGTGTTTACAGGATTATCCTCTGTGTTAGTAACCTCAACCTTAAGGGAAATAGGCTTAAGCTTAGAAATATCAAGATACTTGAATGCATTATTATCCTTAGGCTTTCCCATAGCATACATCTTGATAAGATACACTCTGTTATCATCAAGAAACTGATATTCATCTGAATACTCAATCTTTCCTGACTTACCAGCACCTATACCCATAAAATACTTTTCTGGAAGACCAATAATAGCCTCACCCTCATCAAGTGCAATAGACTGTATAGGAGTTGTTGGATAAGGGAATATATTATTCTTATAGTTTCCAGCAGAATCCCTGACTGTTGTACAAGGAACTATCTTCGCTATATAATCAACCGGATTGCATATGAATGCAACAGATGGAACTGCCCTGTATCCTGCTTCATTAGGCTTTTTAGCAAGGTCTGCTATAATAGCACAATATTCTACTGGATCAAAACTTAACAGTTTCACTTTTGTTTTATCAGCATATTCCCCCTGTGTTACAGAACCATCAAGATTCTTACACATACCTATTGGCTGATTCTTGCCTGTACCCTTTAAGATACCTAATTCAAGACCACCGGCGCATGCTTCTGATAAGATGATTCTTACATAGTTATCTAACCAGGATGGTCCAAGATCTAACATATCCTTGGAAACTGGAATGAAAGCTGATAACTTGGCAAGTGTCATATCCATAACATCAATCTTACCTGCAAGCTCTGTAGATATCTTAGTTGTTAATGCTCCCCATGTTGCAAGGTCAATATTATCAGCATTAACAATCATCTTGATAGCTCCCTGGCAGTTGATAAAATTAATAACGCTAATAAGCGGATGTGCATTCTGCATATCTTCAATAACCGTGTCAATGATTGTCTGTGGGATAGCCTTGTCAATGTTCACAAGTGCCTGCTTAGGGTTTCCGGCGCGCATAGCCTCGCCTAATTCTGTATAGAATGTTCTTTCCTCTCCTGTAAGCTGTCTTACACCTCTGCTTGCAAGAATAGCTGCATCATTATTCCCCTTAAGCTGTTCTGCCTCTTCGTGAATAATATTAGCTATATTCTCACCAAACTTTTCCATAGCCTTTGTAGCGGCTTCTGTATCATCACTTTTAAGTGCCTGTGATAAATTGGCAAGTGCCTCTGCATTTGCCGCCTGAAATAAATCTTTGTTTAACATATCTTTCCTCCTGATTATGATAATTTATTGCTTAGTGCGTTACTTGTCGCACTAAAAAAAGCACTACAGAGCTGTTCTGTTAGTGCTTTATAAGCTTTCTCATCCTTTTCATGTTCCAGTTTTTCTTTAGCAACCTGCTCTTTTTCCAGCTTTTCTTTCTCAAGCCTTTCCTTTTCCATCATAGTTTCTTTGCTTGCTGCCGCCTGCTGTATAAACTCCGCTGCCATAAGTGAAAGTGACTTCTGCGAATTCATCTGTGATGTAAGCTGTTCATACATCTGCTTGAACTGACTAGCACCTTCCTCGGCTGGTACAAGCTGCTGGGAATCTACTTCATCACAAAAACCATACTTAAGTGCCTCATCAGGACTTAATATAGTTTCTTTATCAAGCATTTCCATAAGCTCACCCTCACTCAGATTACACTTTTCAAGGAATATCTGCCTATTAGCAGCCATCATCTCATCAAGATCATCTGCTGCCTTGCGAAGCTGTGTTGCATTACCACTACAAGTACACCACATATTATGAAGCATTATCGTAGAGCCTCTATGCATTATTATCTTGTCACATCCAAGTGCTATAACATAAGCAACAGAATATGCAAAACAATCAATATGGCATATCTTATTGGCCTGTTTAGCCTTAAGAAGATTGTATATAGCAACTCCCTCTTTAACCTCACCGCCATACGAATTAATATGAAGCTCTATATCGCTTCCGTCTGGTATAGAATCAAGCAGGCCTATAAAATGCTTTGCTGAGGTTTCTGATTCATCATACTCCCAGGTCTCCCAATTAAAAGGTCCCTGGGCTGTTACATTATCATAAATATATATCTTAGTAGCCCCTGAATCATTCTTCTCCTGTCTAAACATCATTTTTCTCTTGTCCACCATTATCACCTTCTTTCATAATGTCATAATTTTTAGTAATATAATGAGTATCGCCTATAGAGCTATCTATTGCTGGTTCATTCAACTTATGGCGAAGCTCATTAATACTGTAAAGTCCACTAGATATAAGCTTGTCTGACTTTTCAGCATTCTTAAATATGTCTATATAAGATATAGATGATGTATCTATATTAAGACCAGTACCATTAAGTATCTCCTTGCCAGAACGTTTCCGGTTAATCTCCGTCTGCAATATGTCGCACAATGGCTCTATCGTTATAGTTATGAATTCATCCATAAGAGCATCTATATCTGCTATCTCACCAGCATATAACGCATATGGGATATTCAATGCTCCTGCAGCTTTTTTCTTTATCTCATCATTAACATCTATGAAATCCTTTAACTCGCTTGTGGATTTCTTAGTTGACTCTTTAGCTCCATTCGATTCATAGGAATAACCATTAAACAATGGAAGTACCGCATTACGTGAATTGTAGAACTTCTTGAAGCGGACATTCATCATCTCATCCATTATCTCTTCATATGTTTTTCCTAACAGTTTGGCATCTCCCAGAATCTTTTGTGCATCAATCGTCAGTATGCCCTTTTCGCCACCTGATTTATAGAACTTTTCATAAGCCGTCTGGACTAAAGTATCATAGCTGTTTATTATGCCATTAAGAAGTGCCGTCATATTCTCATTATTATTTTTAAAATATAATACTTCCGACATTCCAAACACCCTATTTACAGAAAAACTTCCAGTACTGACATTAGAAAATACTTTCTCACGTACAACATCATCAGACATTGTATATCCATCAGCGACAAACAACTGCCCTGCAAGTTCATATACAAGACATTCGTTGTTCTTTAATAGCTTCGACACCATCTTTTTTATAAAATATGTTGAGCTTTCATTCTTGTTTGGTGCATAATTCCATAGATAATATTCATCTTTTTTTACATTCTTGCCACGGATCCTTGTCTGGAATTCACATTTTGCAATAGCATTTGCAATCATATTAATGCCAATATTCATATCAAATATACATTCTGATATAGCCTGGTACTCAGACGAATCATATACTGCTTCCATCTCCTGCCTGAAAGCAGCTTCCCTGGATTTACCTGTTAAAAGATCTGTAAAAAAAGCTCTTATTCCCAATGCCCTCACCTCCCATCGTTATTGTCATTGTTAATATCAATCAATATGTATATACATTCATAGTGTTGAACATTGTCTGATTAATCTCATTCATAGCAATAAGCTCATCCCTGCATATCTCTGCTGCCACCAATGCCTTAAATGCATCCGTTTTACGTGACTTAGGTTCAATCTTTCCATAAGTCATATTACCTGCAGATGATGTAACTCTCTTAGAATTGTTAATACACCACCTCATCATAGGATCATCACCAACTGCTATCCTGTTATTATTAAACAGACTTGTAAGCGTTGGTATAAGCTGCATTTCATCAGATGGTCTTACTATCTTTATTTTTCCATCCTTATCAGCCAGGAATCCGTATTCAGCTAGTGCCTTAGACATAAGTGTATATCTGTACTTATCAATGCCTATCTTTAAAATGTTAAAGCGTTCATTCATAGCATCAAACCATTGTGCCGGCAAGTCCGGACTAATCTCAGGACCTTTTACGAATTCACATAATCCCCTGCGTTCCCACTCTCTTAGCGGTGCCTTGATACGTGGCAAATCTTTACTTGCTTCACATATCCACGTATGCTGATACACATAATCTATTCCATCCTGAATAACAAGGATTGCCGCAGATACAAAATCCTCCGTGCTGGCATAATCAAGTCCACCCACAGCATTAGTTCCATGCTCGAATTCAGGAATAATAATATTGGTTGCCTTTATGTTCTTCCAATCAGTAACCACATCCTCCCTGATAGCTCCGCCAGGGCAGTTACACCTTTTAGTTGCAAAAGATGCATTACCAAGAGGATCTATAACATAATCATCATATTCTAGTTTCATCTCTTCCTGAAGATTATCAAAGTATGGATATGATGGATTGGCCATTGGCCAATTTTCTGGATCCTTGATATCATCCTTGTTTTTTATCCGGCATATAAATGGAATCATACCATTATCAGGCAATTCACCACTTAATATCCTGCGCGACTTATCAAGCATAGTATCAAGAGGTCCATCTCTTACATCTCCATCAGTGGTAACTATTGTTCTTCTTGGAAATGGAACTTTTCCCAAGCCGGTAACAGCTACATCAACCAGCCTCATATTCTCATAAGCGTGATATTCATCAAAGTCAACTTTACCAGGTCGAAAACCATCTTTTGTCTTTGGATTAGATGTATTAAAGGCAAATTCTGAACCAGTTTTAATATTTGTTATTACTTCCTTCGTCCACTTGAAGTACTTTTTCATAAAGCTTTTATTTTCCTCAAGCACGTTATATACATCCTTGAATGAGGTTTTTGCCTGCTGTTCCGACATAGCAAATATATCAATGTTATAGTGCTTGATACCATTCACAGGTGTTAACAGGCAGAAATCTTCAAAACCTAGATATCCATTCTTTCCGGCACCACGCCCCACATATATAAGCAGTACTGGAAACCGAAGCTGTCCATTTTTCTTATACACACAATTATGCAGTGCAAAACAAAATACTTCCCAGTCGAGTAAATCGAATGGAAAGTATTTCTGGAAAGCTAAATATTTATCTAATTGTTCTGAATCAACAACAAGTTCCTCTGTTTCAAATATTTTTTCAATAAGGTCACACAACTGATACTGTTCTTCGCACATCTTGTATGGAGCTTTTCTTACAAGGTCAATGTACTTCTGTATCCTATAATCCGGTATCATTCTTATCCTCACCCTCGGATATATTGTCTTCTGCAGATATATTAAGCTGCGAAAGTATCTTAAGCATAGCTCCACTGATTTTAGATATTTCAGAGATTGCAGGATTAGCTTTGTGGACTTCATAACCTTTAACATTAAGTTCTGTTATGGTTACACCATTTTCTTTAACATCTTTGATAAGTTTAGCTTTGATATCATACAATTCACAATAATCATCAACAAGCTTTTCAAAGTGATATTCTTTTGCATTTTTACGATTGAGCTGCTCAATTAATGAACACCTGATACGTTGTGATATCGTTGCCATACATACCTCCTGTCTGAATTCTTGAAAGTTAAAATTGAAACAGCAATTTTGTGTCTGTATGCATATATATTATAAATATGTTACGCATACCCTGAAAAACTATAAAATCACTTTTTACATAATGTGCAAGGCAAATCTGGATTGTCGAGTTTTGCACCGGTATTTGTCAGAGCCAAAAATTTTTGCATTTTTTTACCCGGGGGTATTCTAATCCCACCGCTCTTCTGTCAATGCTGCCCGATAATTCTTTTGTCTATATCCATGCCTTTTTTCGTGACATTCGTGACACAAACTTATAAGGTTACGTTGTTCGCAGCCTTTATCATCTATATACATAGCTTCAAGAGCCAACTCAGGATGATGCTTTACATAGTTAATATGATGCACTGTTGTTGCTTTGGTATATCTTCCAGCAGCTCTACAATCAACACATTCATTGTGATCACGCTTAAGTATTTCTTTCCGGACTCTTAACCATTTGCTCCATATGTAAAAGCGATGCACTTCATTATTCTTTATGCACTCTTTTACATAATCAATATCATCCTGTATCATATTGCCCTCTCTATGCCTCACGTATATGTCATAGGTCTTACTGCTTTTATCTTAAAGAAAGAGCGCTATTTCTAGCGCTCAATGCATAAAAGATAGGATTCGATGCAGTATCGACTATATTAAAATAACACATATTAATGTGTACTGGTGTACACTCTTTTATTTTTTTTAATATTTTTATAACTGTACTGAATTAACAGCCCTTTTATAGCGCTTTGTAAGTCCGCTGCGTGAATAGCCTTCTGCTTTCATAATGTCCTTCATATTCATAAGCTGTATGTGTCTAGCTATTAATATTCTCCTATCTGTTTCATCCTTGACTGTATTAATAACAGTAAGGACTTCTCTTGCCTTTGTAGCTGCTATCTCTTCCTCTTTTCTTAACTTGTTTATAAATTTCTTTGTTTCATTATCAATTTTAATAATCCGGTCTGATAAGTCGCTCTGGTTATGTGCTTTTGGCATATCAGATATTCCCGATGACGATAATCCATACAGCGAATTAATAAAATCAATCTCAGTCTGATAGTTATTCATCCTTGATACATAATGCCTGTACATATCCAGATATCTTTTTTTGTCTTCATACCCCATCCTATCACCTCTAATAAAGTATACATAATCCCTAAAAGTGTATAATTTTTTATAAGCCTTTAGAAATATTCTCAAACCCTTGTTTCTTCTATGCTCTAATTATATTTCAATTTTATCTCAATTACAAAAAGTATACCGTAAGTTAATAACTCGTTAATAACTCTGTTTTTTGTGGATAAGTATTATCATCTGTACATAAAAAAAGCAGCTCTAAAAAGGCTGCTTGCTGTTAGTTTTAAAAAAATTTTTTTTGCCTGTTATATCTTAATCAGAAAGAAATATCTAGTCTTTCAAAAAAATCAAAAAGGAGATTTTTTATTATGAATAATCTAATATTTGAAATTGTATTTAATTTGATACTTAATGTAGTATCTAATTGTCTTTATGATATTTTCATAAAGCACAACTAAAGATAAAGATTATGTGCGACAAGCTGCTCTTTTTATTATACAAGAGCAGCTTGTCATTTATAATTCGCATTTTTCTGTATATCACACAATTATGATATCTTCTTATGCTTTCCTGGTCCTATATACATTTCCTTTCTATCGTGCTCCGCATCCTCACGTCCCCATTGCACATACCTAAGAGTTACATCAGGTGAATCATGATTATACATCTTCATAAGTGTTAATACATTACCACCATTTTTAATATATTGATATCCATAAGTCTTACGCAAACTATGCAATCCGAATGTATAAGGAATACCAATAGCTTCTCCAGCATTATGAATTATACGATATCCACGCTGCCTATTGATAGGATATATATATGACCTGTCATTAAAATACTTCATCTGTCCTCGAAACAGATAATCATACAGACTTAGATTATACTTGCTTATATAATCAAGTATATCCCGGTGCAGCTGCTTATTCATACGGTAATTCTGCATCTTACCAGTCTTGTTTTCTTTAATCTGTATATATCCTTTAACAACATCAGCCACCCTGAGCTGCAGTAAATCTTCAGCTCGGAAAGCTGTATTAAGTCCGATGTGAAACAACATATAATCTCTGTCTGCCTGGTATCTCTTAACATCCGACTTTGCATTATTCTGCCTTTGCATAAAATAGTTATATAACGCATCTATCTCTTTAGGATCCTTTATAGGTTGTGTTTCATGCTGCCCTGCAAAATACTTAATTCTTCTACCCATCTGTTACTATGACCTCCAAACATTATATTTTAGAAGCCGATACTGCATATTCACTATAACACAATCTTTCCAGAAATGTACAATCTCATAAGCTCGGTTATGACTGATGCCTGACTTTTACCATCATCCTCACACTTATCTGCGAATTCCTGCACAACATCTTTCTTAAGCTTATATGACTTAGACATATATCCTGCCTTGTCCTGGTACTTCTTAGATGCAACTGTCTGACTGTTTGGTTTTCCTACTGGCATTCATCTTTCCTCTCTTTTTTACATACATATACGACTAACTTTGCAATACCTATTGCTATAAAAAATATTCCTAACTTAAATAACATGCTTACCCCTTTCTATCTTGTTTAGATTGTGATATATTATCAATGGGATTAGGGCTTGCGCCCCATCCCTTAATATTCTAAGTTAACTTAGAAGCTTGTCGATAATCAGAAGTATTATTCCGATTATCAAGTCCGTTAATGCTCCGATTAGCCAGGTCTTTGCATTATCGGACTTTTCTTTTTTCTTCGACATGGGTATCACCTCCTTACAAGTATATATTAACATATGGTGTACCCTATGTCAATAGTTCTATATAATATTTTTTTATTATTTTTAATATTTTATTTTAGAACTTTTCTCTCATAATTATTATATCAGTTGCAAGAGCATATCCGTACTCTCTGTTAGCTCCCGTGGACTTCTCCCAGCCTTTAAGCATATATATGTGTGAACACATACTTAACATCATCATAGACATCTGCATGTACTCCTCATAGCTTGTTGTATCTGCTGGCATTTGTGATAACACCTTTGCTGGGTTAACAACACTAAAACCTTGCTCTTTTAATTCTTTCTCGGCATTGCTGAAGCGTTCCATATAATCATCTATACCTGTTACCGGTCCGCTGATATATACACGGTTATCTCTCATTGCCTGTATTCTACTATCGTCCATATTTGTTACCTGCCTTTTTATTATCTTAATTGCCCTTTCTAAACCTCTTTGAAAACTATTATCATATTCTGTATCAAGGCATGGACTTACTTCTTCAACATACCTGTCAAAATCTGCATATGAAAGTTCCCTCTCTTCTTTCAGTTGCCTAATAACCTGATCTATATCATAGGCTATTGGCTGTTTATCTATGTCACGGCATAAAGCATCTGTTATCTGTCTTGCTACATCTCTGCATTCTTCAATTTTAAAGAGGTTTGTTGCATCTCGAAAGCCATTCTTTATATATTCTTTAAAAGCATCCGCATCAATTAACCTCATCTTTAACACACTCCTGTATTCTTATTCTGTAACTGCTCCTGTGCCAGCTTGAAAGCAAGCATATATAAATCCAATATACCTGTTTCAGTCTTTCCTATATCATACGCAAACTCCCAAGCATCAGGATTGATTTCTTCTAATGCATCATAACCATCTCCACTTATACCTGTTGATTCAGAAAAGTCATCAAGAATATCATCAATTATACTTTCAAGCCTTGCTTCATCATTAGTTTCGTAATCATATCTGTCAGAAATTTCAAGCCAGTCTCCTTCGTCTGCTGCTCTCTGTCTTAATTCTTCTAATGCCTTGCTATAGTCATATACATAAATTGACCTGCTGAGGCAGTCTATCTTTTCTTCAAAATAGCCAGTATTGTTAACATAATCAGAAAATTTTTCATAAGTCATGTTGTAGTAGTTTGAAGCTATAAGCTCGCCTAAATCTCCGCTGATATGAAGCCGGCAGTAATCTTCCTCAAAGAGAAATCTAATTCTATAAGTTGATGTATTCGGAGCTTTAAAATCAAGGATTTTAATATTTCCATAATCTGTAAATGTGGCAATATGATTTTTAAAATGTTCTTTCTGTTTCTCTAAATTCATCCTTATACCTCCAATATTTTTTCACAGGTGTTTCATCCTTCCGTGCTCCTGGAATTATGAAACACAACCTGTTGTATGTCGCTGCTGTGATTAGTTCTGTACCATCTGCGTAAACAAGCTTCATCTCCAGGTCATATCGGTATCCCAGCTCCTTGGGAAATGTATCCGGGATTCGATTCCACTTTCTCTCCTCCGGTTCTTTATCCAGGAACTCATATATGCTCATCTGACCTTCACACTCATATCCATCTGCCATATCAGCACCTCAATTCTTCATCATCAGACCTTATATGGAATTCAATACCGGTTTCTGCTGTCATAGCTTCTGCTATATCCTTCCACTTCACATATCCACCAACAAGGCTCTCTGTGTATTCGTTAAATTTCCGGATAAATCTGTTCATACGCTTAGTTCCAAATCCAAAATTATCCCTAAGGACGTATGAGCTCATCAGAAGCACTGTATCCATTATTGTCTGTTTAATTGTTCCTGCAAAATGCTCAAGCTCTGTCTGAGATATCTTAAGTGGTACATCATATGCCTGTCTAAACTTAAGTTCATCTTCAAGTCCATCTATACCCTTTTCCCTGGCAACTCTCAGGGCATATGACATACCTTCTCTTCGTGCCTGCTCCTCTTTGCTCAGCTTAGCCATTACTTATTCCCCGCTTTCCGCTATCTCCGGTTATAAAAATAATTGTGATATTATAATCAACCAGTATTCAGCTATGTAGATAGTTATGTAGTAATATTTATCCTTCTGTCAGCTTCTAACATCAGCTCACCTATCTGATCCGCATCCATTTCAACTAAAAGGATTTTTAACATCATCAGATATCTAAGTGTTCTGATGCGCAATCTGTAGTGCTCATTATCCGTAGTATTAAGCTTCTGTGCCTTAATGGTCTGATGAGCATATTTTTTAATACATCTATTAATCTCTTTAATCTCTCTATGCATCAGCCTGTCTCCTTTGAATTATCAAGAAGCAAATTATAAAAACTCTCATCTCTTTTTTCACGCTGCTCAAAATTATTAAATTTGTTACGCGCGTGCGCGCTATATATACTTTTATTTACTTTACTTTTCTTTGTTGCATTATTGTCAACATTAACTCTAGTTTCTGCAACATTAACCTCGGTTTCTGCAACATTTACTACATTTGAGGGTGACTTTAATAAAAGGTATGCATTCTCCAAAAAAATTTTTGAACGACGTTTTAATGCTTCGGCATAGCGTTCCTGAATTCCTCTGCTTGTCAGGATCTGATACTTGTCGTACATTTCTTTTGAAAAGATACCTCTGTTCAGTGCCGTATTTACCACTGAACTTATAAAATTTGTCTTGTAATTAATGTCACCATCCATGACGATTTTAGTTGCAAACAGAATAAGTGAATCCTTATCCCACTTCATGTAATACCCTTCTTCTCCGTATATAGTCTGAAAAAGGCGTACTATGATACCAAAGCCAGCTATTCCATGCTCAGCTTCCAGTAATTGAAACTTCTGGTCAAGATTGCAGTCTAAAGGAAAGTAATCAAGATTACTCTTAACTGGTCTTGCCATAAAATATGCTCCTATCTTTTAAGGTACTTAGCCATAATATCTCTCTTTGACTGAGGTTCTGCTCTTGGCATAGCTCCAGGCGACTTCTTTACAAAATCAAAGTCATCCTTAAGCTCCTGTCTGCTCACAGTAGTATTGTTAATAATAATATCCTTACCGGATAATACATCATTATGTATCTCATCCAGTCTTGATAAAGGATAATTAAGTCCTGCAAGCATAAGAATACAGTCATTATCAGTATAAGTCCTGAATTCATCGTAAGGAACGCCTACAGCCTTATGTAGCTCTTCAAAACTGCTAATGCTCTCATCTGCTGCCAGTGCAATATACTTAACCTTATCGCCTTCAATCGGAGCATATATATCGCTAAAAATGCTCTTGGCTAAAGCAGCCATATTAGTATTTCCTGCACTATAAATACAACTCATACCATGTGTTAATAAAGTTTCTTTAATCTCAGCATCATCGATGTTACCTCGCTGTGAAGAATAGTTATCAGGAATATGTATATAATTGTCAAACATCCTGACAAATCTGCTATTAATATAAAACTTATCCGCTTTAGAATTATCCAGGATAAAAAGAGATGCCATCTTATCCAGACTAAGCAGCTCCCTGAAGCACTCATAAGAATTATACTTAGTCTTTACAGACTCTTCCGCAGTTGGAAGAATCGTAACAGCTCCTACCTTCCTGTTCTCATCTAACATTAGATCTATCAGCATAGGACCTGTACCACTACCAGTACCTCCGCCAGATGAGAATACAACAAACAATATCTTGCAGTCCATAACCTTATCAACCATAGCTGCTATATTATCATAGTCATCTATGACAAGCTGCTTAGCCTTATCTCTATCCTTGTTTGCACCCTCACCATTTGCTATGTGATATACATACTTGCTATCCTTCAATGTGTTAAGATCTTCCTGGGACGTATTAATATACATCGCCGGATAACCTTCCTGCTCAAAGAGCTGGACTATATTGCCTCCGGCCTGTCCTACTCCTATAAAACCAATGCCTTTCATACTTCAAATTCTCCTATCTTTTCTAAACCAGTCTTGCTAATACTATATGTGTTAGCATGTCCATCTTTAAGACCATGCTGTATAAACCCAGCTTCTAAAAGCTTCTGTACACTCTTATAAAGCGTATTAGTTCTATAACCTGCAAGTCCATCTGTAGATACAAGTTCCTGTAATGACATTGCCGTGGCATTTCCAAAAGCTTTATTTTCCCTAAGCATAAGTAAAATTAATAATTCTTTTTTATCCATCATTTTCCCTTTTTTACCAATTCTGATTTTTCCTTATTAATTTGGAATTATTTTTATCAATTCTGATTTTTTCTTATCAATTTGGAGTTATTCTGATTTTTTTGGATTTAGTTTTACCAATTAGGATTTATTTTTCCTAACTACAAGATAAAAAATCAAATCTTATGGAATATCACCAATACCTTTAACGTGTATATCATTCCATAAAATAGCTCCGCCACAATTTCCACAGTGCTTAAGATTCCATACTCTTTGCACTTGTGAACCACAATAAGGGCAGTTCGCATATATAACTCCTTGATAATCGTTGTAATATGGCTCAAGCACTTTAATATATGTTATTCCATCAATTACTCTTGCCTTTTCCTTACTTGCCGCAAACTCCATATGCACTCCTTAACTATAAAATTACGAACTGCATTGAAAAATCCCTTAATTATTTATACATATTTTTTATGACTCTGTTCAAGCTCTCTGTCTGATATATCAAGATAAATCTGCGTTGTTGCAATACTTTCGTGTCCCAACAGCTTAGATACCTGCTCTATAGGCATACCTCTTCTTAGTGCGAATGTTGCACCTGTTCTTCTGAAGCGGTGGGGATGCGTATTATCAACCCCTGCCTTTTTTCCCAGCCTTCGAATTTTGCTTTCAATCGAACTCTTATCAATGTGTCCATCTCCTATATATTCCTCATAATGCCACCAGTTACATAGTTCTTCCCTTTTCAGCTTTTTTGTACCAGAAGAAAAAGCTTGTTTTTCTGTAGCCGTATATTTGCACGATGGGAAAAGATAAGGATTGTTATCATCTCTGTATGACATATATTGTACAAGTACAATCTTAGCTTTTGCATTCATATAACATATCCTGTCCTTTTGTCCTTTGCCGTGTATAAGAACTGACTCTCTGTCTTCCGAAAAATCAGATATTTTTATTCCTGCCAGCTCTGATACCCTGCACCACGTTGATAACATAATCTCAAACATTAACGCTAATCTTAAATCATTGGCATTTATGTTTGACCTTAATAGTTCAATCTGCATTTCTGTGAACGCTGATTTTTTCACTTTAGGCAGTTTAATTTCATCAATTTTATTAAAGGGATTTCGCGTTATATACTCTTCCCTCTGCATCCACTGATAAAATGATGACAATACTCTTGAAAGGTTTTTGATATAAACCCTGCTATTGCCATCGCGAATTTCTTTTAATGCAAAAAATCTTTTAATATCATCAGATGTTACTTCCGTTGGCAGCTTCGGACACTCAGCAAAAAACATCTTTAAACTCAGCCCATAAAACCTTATTGTATTCTCTGTCCTGCCCGAAACTCTCTTATTAACCAGAAAAAGCTTAATATACTTTTCTGTTGTCTCTTCATCTGCAACAACTAATTCTGTACTTCTTAACTGTATTTCATACGGATCTATTGCAAGATATAACTTTGCATTTAAGTCATCTGGCGGTATACCATATTCAATTAGTATCTGCTTTAATTTAATCATCAGATCATCTCTTTCGCTCATAACAATACCCCTTTGTTCTTAGGTGTTCTCAATGCCCTTTTCTCTGAAAACGCTTCATTTGCAAGAGCATCTCCCTGTATACATACCGCATCTATTCCATTCAAGCTGAGCTGTACATAAGCCATATATATAGAATTCCAGTCTAAATCATTTGCTGTTACCTTTAATTGTCTCTGGGCATTTCCACCACGCTCATTAATAACTTTGGCTGTGGCTAATATCATTCCACCCGCTCCACAGGATGGCTCATTTAACTCAATTCTTCCTTCTGTTGGATAGCTCTGGAGCTGTGCAGTAAGAACGCTTATATTAAATGGAGTAAAAAACTGTCCTGTTGATTTATTTCCACATTTTGCCGTCATATATATATCACCAAGTGCATCATATGGGCCTTCCTGCTCATATAAATTAATAAGCATTTTCCCCAGATCAACAAACTTTAACAACTGCTCATCGCTATATCTTTTTACTGTATTACAATAATCAGTCTCTCTTGATTTCCACAATTCTCCGTGTGTTAATTCACAGGCATTTGATATAGATAACGCCAGCATTTTGCACCAATCTGTTAATATTATGTAAGGCGTGTATGTTCCAGACATACTCTGTATTTCTTTTGAAATATCCTGTACTATTTTATTCATATTTTCATCTTTCATTTTTAACTATGTCATATTATTTTTAATTTAGTCATATAAACAGTAAATAACCAAATTAAAAGCAGTGACTACCAAGGATACACAATCTTTCATCTCTCAAAAATCTATAACATAAGCTCTATCACTTAACACTTCGTTATTTTCACAGCCTGTCTTGTTAGTGTTCCTTATGATTTCGTTAAGCTTAATTATATCCATACCGACTTCATACCTCATAGCAATAAGCTCGTGTATACTTATGGGTATAATTAATAATCTGCTACCATTTGCAAACTGCTTAAGCTTCTCCGTTGCATATATAGCGCCGGCACCATCGTATTTACTTTTACTTGTTATAACAGTCATATTGCCGCATACTTCTTTAACAATCTTTTTTATTTCTTTTATGCTTTGCAAATCATCTTCAACAGCTTCAGCTGCTTCTAACAGTTCATCAGCATATGGATTTATAGCTTCTTTATTAATTGTGTTAGCTCTTGCTATTTCCCACGCTTCCTCCACGCTCAATCCTGCCTTTTGCAGCAATGTCTTTTTTGCTTCTAATCTTCCAAGTATGCCACTCGATGTACTCAATTCCACTGACATAACATCATTAATATTTTCAAGATATTTATTCGGTCTTGTTATTTCACCATTGCAACGCTCTTTATTTCTCAGAGATATATATAAATGTTTCCTTAAAAAATCTTTTTTTGATACTGCTTTTAATAATTCTTCTAATATTTTCTGTGCTCCCATTGGCATATTTCCCTTTCCTGTGGTCTATCTTTCCTTTCTCTTATCGTCCGGCTACTGTCATACTATTGCTGACGTCTTATGTCTTGACAGCTTCTTAGCTCGTTTCTTTGCTTCATCTTCAAGCAGCGATGCACGCATACAATGGTAACTGCAATAATACATTATTTTGCTACCTTTAGTATTTCGCTTGTAGGCATAGTCTTCCATCGTGAACTTTAAAGGTTCTATGGACCTGCCACACATTTTACAGTTGTATACTTTTTTATTTCTGTCGCTTTTATTGCTGGTTTTCATTCAGCACCTTCTTTCTGCATCATTCATAACACCTATAGTTGTATCCATAATCACATTAATACTAACAGTAATAGTATTGAGATTATTAGGATTACAATAATAACCTTGTACACATTTTCCCTTTTATGTACATAAACAAACAACGCCATCTCATCATCTGATAAATGATTGAATTCCTGAAAACTTTTCAGTCTTTCAGCTTTTAATTTCTTTTTCTCTTTATTCATCAGAACCACCCTACACCTCCTCTGTTTAAAATAAATAATCTTGCCTAATTTCATCCTTACTCCTATACTTTAATCACAGGCTATTGCAGTAGCCTAGTAACAAAGAAAGGAATTTACTATGCATCTAACTAATGACTCAAAAAGACTTCTATACATTTTATATAATGAATATATAAATCGCCGTAATCATAACATACCGAAAAAACGTGCTGTCAATTTCGATAACGCAAAATCTGTTCAAGAAAATTTTATGCCCGATGAACTGCTTGAAGATGTTGAAAGCTATATGATTGAATTAGAAAACAACAACTTCCTAGATAATTTTTATGCTGATGGAACAATTTATTACTGTAACCTCACAGATTTTGCTATTTGTAAAATGGAAGAATTACCAAAAGATACTTTACTTTCTATTACTGATTTTATTAGTAAATTCATCCCTTAGTAATTCCCAATCATCCGCAACCAGATCCGCTTGTGTAGGGTTCCAACATCTGCATGAGCGGGTTTCATCTTCTTTAAACACAATCAGTTTGCACCTTTCATAAGAATTAGTTGGTTGTACAGCTCCAAACACGGTATCTGACTTTGATATAATGCTTTTTCTCACCATTAGTCTTCCCTGCTCTGCTGCCAACTTCGCGGCTTCGCTTATGTACATCTCTTACACCTCCTCTGCTAAAAATAAAGTTGAACATTTAGCCTTTAGTGTAATCAAGCATTTTATCATCGCTATATTCATTTGTTCGCTCCTCTCTGTTCAAACATATGTCGTGCATATACTCCAGCTGCTCTTTTAAGGTTTTCCATTCTTTTCGCTCTTTCCTCTTCTGTGAGGACTGGAGACATAACTCTTACTACACAGCCATTAGGATATACTTTTTCAAATTTCAGTTCATATTTATCATCCATAATGTTATACCTCGCTATTCTTTTGCTATATATATTAGTTTCAAGATTGTACTTATTACCAACATTTTTATCTTTTTTGCTATTTATAAATATCTATTTTTTTCACGTCATTGTCATACAACGTCTGTAATGTACTTTTAACCGCTGATACGAAGTGTGACCCATTTCCCTTAAATGCTCGGTTATAACCTATTCGATAGATACAATCCTGTACTTCACCATAAGTCGAGCAACCAGCCTTTATGCTTTCATAAAGCTTCAGACAACTCTCATCAAAATCTTTGCTCTGAATATTAATAAGTGTCACAGCTGACTCAACCAGCTTATCTTTATCTTCTTCATTCATCATCTCTTACACCTCCTCTGTTAAAAATAAATAATCTTGTTAAAATCTTCTTTTTCTTTTATACTTCAATTTGGAAGCCGCTACTTCCTAATAAATACAAAAGGAGATTTTTATGGAACTTTCAACATCTGATATTATTCAATTATTAAGTATCGTAATATCTTTATTTACGAGTATTATTGCTATTATCATTTCATTAATTTCCATTCGCCAGAACACAAAATCTTTAGAAGAATCTGTAAAACCTTGTATTGCTATTTATGTAGACCAAATAACAATATGCGAACAAAAATCATATTTTGTAATAAAAAACTTCGGTTCAAGCCCAGGAATAATTACAGAATTTATATTCCTTAATCCACCCGAAACAATACCTCAAATACTTCAATCAAATTTTGATAAATTACAGGATATTGTTTTAGCACCCGGTCAATCAAAATTAATTTGTTTTGAATGTAACAACTTTAATGAAAATACTGTTTATACATTTAAAATTTCCTATAAAAATGGTAGAAAATGTTATACTGACAAATATGCTATAAATATCAGAAATTTCACTCAAATACCAACATTTCGTCCTGAGACCAAATCACAATATGCAATACGTCATTCTTTACGAGAAATGATTGAACGAATGATTTAGTTAGGAATAATATTATTTTTCACATCATCAATCATCTGATTAAAAAAGCTTTCTAACATTGATATTGATAACCCCTGTTGATTGGTCAAATGTAATATTTCACTAACAAGCTTGTTATATTCATCTGTTTTCATTGACTTGTTACCTAATGTTACATAATTATATGTGTTCGGATTAACCCATTCGATATCACTAATGTTATCATCAAGGATATCTTCAATATACTCATCAATTTTATTGTCTTCGTTTAATTCCTCAGCGAGTTTCTCTGGCTCTCTGAGGATTCTTTTTGTCATACATAACAACTTTTCATCAATAATCTGTTCCAACTTTTCCTGCCTAGCCTTAGTTTCATCTATTTTATTAACTAAAGCATTATATTTTTCTTTTGAAATATACATCTCTCGCACCTCCTCTGGGCTTACTTAATATGAAATATCTTCTTAATAACAAATCTTGAACATTTAGCCTTTAGTGTAAGTATCTACATCAGTTTTTATGCTGTCTTAATATTCTTTACACTTCTAAGACACGTAATATATCCCTTAACCTGATTCTTTTCATCGTTTGTAAGTGATTTAAGAAGTTCTATAAATTCTATTGCTTCTCTTGTTTCTGTCTGTAATTTAATATCCTGTGTTTTTACTTCTGACATAGGCTTTGCCTCCTTTCTATAATGTGGTCTATGCAACACCCGTTGTTCTCTACACTCACATTATATGTCACATTGCTTACACTGTCAACAATTTTTTTCACTTTTTGTTGACAATGCTCACAAGTCATATTATATTATCATTAGGAGGTGCAAAATGAATGAAAGAATTGAAGAATTAAGAAATGCTCTTAATTTAAGTCAAAGTAAATTTGGTGAAGCATTAGGTGTTACTCGTACCGCAGTATGTGCCTGGGAAAATGGACGGCGAAGTATTTCAGAACAAACGATAATATCTATATGTAGAGAATTTAATGTTAATCGTGCCTGGCTTGTTGAAGGTGTTGGTGATATGTTTACTAATCTTCCGGAAACAATACTTGATGAATTAGCATTACAATATGAATTAACTGACTTAGAAAAAGACCTGGTAGGCGACTTTTGCAAACTACCTAAAGAACAAAGAAATATTGTTATAACATTTTTACGAGGTAAAAAATAAGGACCAGTTTCCTGGTCCCTTCCCTACTCTTTAGTATATATGTACTGTACAAAGCGATGGATTCTTTCCAACAGCTTTACGTCATCTACACATAAAAGCATATCAATAATGGATTTACGTATTTTTTCCTGCATAGCAGTACCCCCTCGTATAAGATACTTGCATTATACATTTATTTGCTAGTTTTGTGTTAGAAACAGATACGATTTCCAATATTATGGAAATTATTTGTAATCACTTTCAAACAGATCAGTTATTTTCATATTTAACGCTTTTGCTATAGCTTCTAATTCTGCTATCGTTGGAGATACTTTCTGATTTTCGATATTATTTAACGTGCTTTTGCTTATTCCGGTCAAAGCCGCTAATTTTACTAAAGTAATATTTTTGGAATTCCTAGCCTGCCACGTTGTTATGCGCATTTTACCTCCTCA